AACCACGGGAAGATACACCCAACTTCGCTCCCGACTGTAACAATGTCTTTACAATGTTGCCCATCGGAGTTGGAACAATCTTCAACTTTCCGTATCCATCTGCACCATCCATCCACATTTCTGTAATGAGGTGACTCACGCGGTCCAGGTTAATGGATAGCTCTTCCGGGTGGTCGAGTTCTCCCATAACGGATTGGCCACCGCTTAATTTTTCGGTAATAGAATTTACAGCTCGGGCAATTTCACGAACAGGATAAACACGTTGGTTTTGGTTTCTTACGTCACCTTGAATAAAGATCCCTTTCATACAGAGATCTTTACCACCAACTTTGTTATCTTCTTCTAGAAGTTGAACGTGTGCCTTGTCAAAAGACAGGTACTCGTATAGTTTATTTGCCATTGCTGGTAAGTTCCTTAACCTGGTCTCTTAGATAAAGGAGACTTAGAGAAGCCGTCACCTGCTGTCTTACCACCAGTATATTTGGCAGTAGTATCAGCCTTGACACTATTCTTCTTTGGTTCAATCTTTACATTATCTGTCATGGTCTTATCAGCAGCGGAATCACCGTGATATTTGCCATATTCGCCACCAGTACCACCACCGATCTTAGCTGGCTTTCCACCGTAGTCTTTACGTGCCGGAATGTTAGTAAACGATGACTTGTTCTGTTCTGCACCAAGTGACATACCTTTACCTGTACCTACTAATTTAGCTGTACCTCTTTGTCCTGTATCAGCAACCTTGTTTAAGAATTGTGTTTCTTCTTCAACTTTCTTGCCCTTAGGTTCTTTCTTAGCCTGTTTAGCTACTTCAAGTTTCTTAGCTTTCTCTTCGACCGCTTTCTTTTCAGCTTTCTTCTTTTCAAACATGCTTGCAACAACTTCGCCGACTACCTTTTCTTCGCCTGCGCCGCCGAAATTAGGCATGCCGCCTTCTTCCTCTTCTTCGCCGCCGAATGCTGGTTCAACTTCATCACCGCCGAATTCACCACCAAGATCAGCGTGTTCAGGCTCTTGCATTTCTTCGCCCATTAGTGCGTCAAATTCTGCACGAAGTTCAGCAAGTTGAGATTCTAGATCTTCAACACGTTCTTCTGTGGTTCCTTCGCCGCCTTCTTCTCCGCCGAATTCGCCATCATCTTCTCCGCCGAATTCGCCATCTTCTTCGCCGTCATCTTCGCCGTCATCTTCGGAATCAGCTTCACCATCGTTCTGATGGTCACCTTCAACTTCATCTTTATCTGCGCCGATTTCTTTAGTAAAATCTTTGTTTGGTTCGCCACCAACTTCATCTTCGGATTCATCAAGTTCATCTTTCTTTTCTTCAACATCATCTTCTTCATCGACAATGCCTTCATAGATAGTACGAGCTTTTTCTACAATGATTTGGTGGAGTAATTCTGATGCCTGATCTGAATCTTCGCTTAATAGCAGATCCAAGACCCTTTCAAGCTTTTTTTGTTGTGACATGCCTAATCTCTCCTAGGTTAAATTAAAATATCCAATATACTATTTATTAGTATTATTTGTATTTAACTCAGAGAGGGAGATTGTAGGGAGATATGGCTATAAAAGATGCCATTAATTGATATTATTGATTTGCAGTATTATTTAGCCTCGTTACCAACGAGATAAACTACTACTTTACATGCTAGGCATTGCGCCCATTCCGCCACCGTCATCTGCAGGCGCCTGACCATACATGTCAGGTAAGAATTCTAAATGTTGAGCTTTTTCATATTTCTCAACATCACGAGATTTCCTTAATTTTTGAATATGGAGCATAGTTAAACGCGGACGACGAGTATCATCCATCTTAGCCTGACCTAATTGGTCATCAGCCGGGTCGTAAAATTCTACAAGTAAATCTTTTGCTCTCATATTCTTATTTATCTATTATTGTTCGCCGAAGCCGCCTACCTCTGCATCTGTTGCTCCGGTATCGGCTCCTGGTTCGGTTCCTTCGGCACCTTCTTCACCTTCTGGTGCCATATCATCGATACCAGAACTTGTAATACCTACATCAGATAACCCCGATGGAGCGCCGCCGGCCTGTGGTTCTGGAGCAAATGTCTTTGTAAGACGACTACGCTCTTCTTTCCACATACGCTCATTTTCGGCAAGTTGCTCTTCTGACCAACCCAGATATGTCTTAAGAATAAATCTTTTCGAAACAAAAGAAATATCTGTTAATGCTGTAAATGTGTTAATGCGTGCTGAATCAAGTTCAAGTTGACGATATTCGGAGAATGATTGTGGTGGAGTAAACTCTAATTCAAATAAACTATTATCAATAGTGACACCACGGAATTTTAAGAATAACTTAAATTCCATATCAATAGGTTCAATAATTTGTTGTTGATAACGTGCAACAACCTTAGAGAAACGGAATTCTTGAATAAAAGCAGTTCCTACTCTACCATCATTAACCGCTGCTGTTCCATCTTCCGGACCTGTCGGCAAGTACGAACTAGGAACTCCAAGAGCGCGAAGCATCTTGTTATTAAAATAACGCAAGTCATCAATGTCGCCTAAGTTTTCGCCGCCTGGTAATACTTCAACTTTGGAACCACGACCTTCACTTGTTACAGCGAAGAAGTAATCTTCCAAGATAGACATAGGATTATATGTAGAGTCAACTACATTAGCGCCGCCACCAGTTCTACTTGGAATACGTTTCTGTTGCACTTCATAGCGAATACGCTCAAGATACTGTTGAGCCTTGTTAGGCGGCATAGTACCGACATCAATAAAGAATACACGGCGCTCAGGCGCACGATGTATGCGATAGATTAAAATAGCGTCTTCTAATAGTTCTTTCTGCTTATAAACCTTGTAAATTTGCTCTAGTATGCTAAGTCCGAACGGCCAGGCTGCGTTCATACCGTCTGTAAGCGATAATTGTACAATATGTTCGGCGTCCACTGCTGTGGCTCCGCCATCTTGATAATTTGCTGTACCAGCACCACCATATCCACCGGAAACATAATTCATATTTCCTTGCATAGGTGGGGAGAATATAATACTATTGGATCCAAATGCTTCGTTTGATAATTTGTTTAGTTGATTTGTACCAACTAAGCTCTTCATATTAAGGTCAATGTCCTTAATAAAATAACTTTCAATCTTCTTGCCGTCACTTTCATTTACAATAACCTTTTCAACTTTCGCTGGATCAACCCAGTATAGCTTAAAGGATTCTGGATCACGTAAGAAGAATTGATCACCATAAACTAATACAGAACGGAACATTCTCCATAGTCTACGATTAATCTTATTAAGTCTACACCATTGACCCAACGATTTTTCTAATATCTGAATTTCAGAGGGAGTAGGATCATCATTGAATTTAATAATTAATGGTAACTTTGAAACTTCATCAGCTTCTGTACCGAAGTCTGCAATCGTATCAACTGCTGCACTGATTTCATGATCATAATTCATTTGATCATAAACCGCATATCGTTGTAGACGATCAGGAGGACCCGAATATACTTCTGGAAGCCAATTACTATATTTTGCCGTAGAAGCATATGCTGACGTACTATCAACTGCCCTTTGTGCAACCGGGAGAACCGAATTAACGGGCTTGAAGAATTTTTTCCATGTCATATTATGCTTGTACTCTTGCGTATTTAAGTATATCTTTATTAACCGATATTAGGCTATTTGTACTTAGTAAAATTTGTTCTAATAACGAACTTTGATAACCAAGTGCAGTATTTATGCCGTCAGCAGCAGGAGGCTTCTCTATTCCGGCGCCCAGGGCTTGTGTTGGCTCTTTAGGTTCTGCTTGCTGACCGCCTGTAGCTTCATTTGTAGATACTGCAGAAGGACTATTTAATTCAGATGCCTTAGGTGCAGTTGATGCACTAATACCTACTGTTGGTGTGGGTGCAGGTAATGATACAGAAGAACCTAGTGCCCCTAGTGCCCCTAGTGCCCCTAATGCCAATGCCTTAACTGTGTCAATATTGTTAATCGTGTCAACTATTGTTTTTAGTGTATCTAATCCTTTGAATGCACCAAGTGTATCAGAAAGTGTACTTAGACTTGTTGTTATATTATTCAAACTAGGTGCAAAAGCAGCCAATGATATTGCTAACACTCCTATACCCATTCCTATCATTCCGGCAGTTGCGCCAAATGCTAATAATGCCAATGAATTAACACCTGTCAATGAATCTATACCTGCTGCAACTGCTATTAAATGATCTCCATCGATATTATTTAATGATGAAAGTCCCATTGATAATAATTGTATTCCGGGTCCTGCTATCAATGATACAGCACCTAGTGCTAATAATCCTAACGAATCTATGTCAGCTAATGAATTTATTCCCGATGCGACTTCTGCTAAACTTCCAGCGTCTATCTCACTAAGTGACATAATGCCATCGGCTAATATCTTTATTCCGGGGCCGGCTATTAATGATACTGCCCCAAGAGCAAGTAAACCTAATATATTAATCTTAGCTAATCCATTTATACCTACGGCCGCGAATAATAATTTAGTACCATTTATATCAGCTAATGGGGCAAGACCATTAGTTAATAATTTTATACCTTCACCGGCAATATTACCAACATAGCCAAGAGCAAGTAAACCTAATATATTAATCTTAGATAGTGTGTTTATAGCTGCTGCTGCGGCTATTAGATTTTTACCATCTACGAATCCGAGAGGGAAAAGACCAATAGCAAGCTTCTGTATTCCATCACCTGCTTTCTCACCGACATATCCTAAACCAAGTAATCCTAGTACATTTGAATCTGCTAGTACATTAATACCCATTGCTACAGCAAATAAACTAACTCCATCTATGTCTTTTAATACAACAAGTGCATCAGCTAGTGCTTTTATTCCAGGTGCAGCCACTAATGCCGATGCACCAAATGCCATTAATCCAAGTTTTCCAGAACTGGTTAGTGCATCTAATCCTTTAGCAAGTGATGGGAGATTTGCACCTGTCAATGGTTCTAGTAAAGCAAGACCTTCGGCTAATAACTTTATACCTGGACCTGCCACTAATGCTGCGGCACCAAACGCTAATAATCCAATAGAGCCTAAAAATAATAATGGTGAAGCAAATGATGCTGCTATTCCTAATGCAGTAAGACCTACTGCTACACCTAACATGTCTAATACTCCGACACCGGCAAAAGCTTGCATACCTTCGCCCATTAATTTAAGTCCTATACCAAGACCCATTATCCCTGGTGCAGCTATTAGAGCTGCAATACCAAGAGCTGCTAATCCAACTGATGCTATTAGCATAAGTGGTGTTGCTATAGCGAGTTCAGCTGCTAATATAGCAATTCCTGTACCTATACCTACAATTCCTAAGAATCCTACACCGGCCAGATTTGTAATTGCCTCGCTCATCATTTTAAATGCTAGGCTAATACCAAGTAATCCCGGTGTTGCTATTAATGCTGCCACACCTATTGCTATTAAACCTAGTGATCCTATTATCAAGAATGGTGCTGCAAAGTCAAGTGCTATACCGAATAATGTTAATGCTCCGCCGACAGCAAGTAAATCACCTGCACTAACTTCCATTAATGATTTAAGACCCCAAGCTAATAATGCAATTGGTACCGCTGCTATTGCCGCTGCCACACCAAATGCTGCCAATGGTATTGCTGCTACTAGAAGAGCAGGTGAAACAAGTAATATAGATGCTGCTAATGCTGCAAGACCTAGAGCAATACCTGCTATCTGTGTTCCTGTAATTTCAGTTAATCCTTTAAGACCCCATGCCAATAATGCTATCCCAGGTCCTGCTATCATTGATGCGGCGCCTAACGCCAATAATCCTACTGAACCTATTATTAAGAACGGTGATGCTACAGATAATCCTATACCGAGTCCTACAAGTGCAGCGGTAATGCCCAATATTTTCATACCATCTAGATCTTGTAGGGATTCTATACCGGTGGCCAACATTTCGAATCCCGACCCGATAGATTGTATACCTGCACCTAATACCCAAAGTGATGCACCCATTAATGCAAGTGCTGCGGCACCTAATACGATAGCTGCGGCACCCGCACCACTGCTCATTATTGCACCTAAGCCTAATACAGCCAACGTTAATCCTACAATAGCAACACCGGCTTTTGCTAAAGATTCCCATTCTACAGTATTAAATTGAACTAATGCTTTACTAAGAATCCATAATGCAGCGGCGATACCTGTTATTGCTAGAACACCTTTTAATACTTGCGTAGAACCAAATGCTTTTATTCCATCAGCTATACCCTTCAATATACCTGTAACTGCTTTACCTGCACCTCTTGCTATATCTGCAATACCCTTTCCAAGGCTAGATAGAGCACCCCCGGCTCCGCTGCCTACTTTCTCTACAATACCTTTTCCTGCTGCACCTTTTCCTGCCTGTGCCAATGCTGTCGGACCTTTTTTCCAACCTTCAAACGATCCTGCTGCCGCTAATCCTTTTTTCTTGCCAAGCCCTAATACATTTGTTGCAAGGGATTTAAGTCCTACACCAAATAGTGTCATACTCTTATAAAGTGCTACACCAATAAGAGATAACCCGATCCATGGTAATAAATCTATTCGAGATGTCTCACCACCAAACATATTCGCAAAAAATGTTAATGCATCTCCTACTTTTTCAAATGCCCATATAACAGCACCTAATACACCATTGACACCTTTCAATAATACAGTGAACATATTCAACATTCCTGGTGTAGGTGCGAATGCTCTTTGCAATGTAGATAATAATTTTTCCCATGCAGATGCAAGATCTGCTCTGGCTTTATTTGTTACTTTTAGTTTAGCTAGGTCTTCTTCACTCAGCTTAACTGTTTCACGAGCAGTTTGTTGTAAGCCTGTATATGTCTCTAGAACCTTTTGTGCATCACCTGCTAGTTCGGGTATCTGACTATAAAAATTAGCCTGCTGTTTTCCATATTCAATTTGTGCATGATTTTGTGCCTCAAAGGTCTTCATAGCCTGTCTTGCTGATTCAGGATCCATGCCTTTCAAACTTTGTGTAAATGCTGATAACTTTTGAGCGAAGCCACCTTGCCCGATTTTCTGAAAGCTAGTATATGTCTGATTCAAAGGTTTAATTTGATCAGTCATCATCTTAAGTATTGTCTTACCAAAATTTACATCTTTAATCGAGCTAATAAATTCTAATGTCGAGTCTGCGGCTTCGGTTCCCATCTGTCCCTGTAGAACACTTGCATCGGTACTCTTAGATAATGCCTGAAGATTTGCCATAATAGCTGCGCGAGATATGCCCGTTGCTAATGACAATTTGTTTATATTGTTAGCAAATCTTGTAAGATCTTCAGTTGTTTCTTGTGATGTTTTATGTGAAACATCGGTTATACCTTGCTGTACGCTTAAATATTCGCCTAATAATTCTGCTGCTTCTTTACTCGAGTATCCAAATTGTGCTAATCCAGCACTTGCTATACCTACTGTCTTAGCAAATTTTCCCATACCAAATGCATTTACAGCAGAACTATATTTCATCATAGATTCAGCAAGTTCTGTATATCGTACTCCTGTAAGTGCTGTAATTTGTTGTAATGCTTGGAAGCCATTGGCTGTTCCTGCCATTCCACTGACTACATTTAGACCTGCCTTATTAAGCTGATCATACGTTTTTACATTATCTTCAAATGTAGCCTTAATTGCAAGACCGGCCTTAATGAGTGCTGTATCAATAAACAGTTGGGAATCAAATTGTTCTTTTTGTGATTTCCAACGTTTCTTTTGTTTGTTATACTCGTCTTCTGCATCCTTATTACGTTTCTTTCGCTTAGGATCTTGTGCATTTTCATCATGCAGATTCTTAATAAGTTTACTTACTTCATCGTTTTCTTCTTTTGTATTAGATGTGCCGCCGGCACCTGCGGTTACTTTTTTAAGTAATTGGGCAAGTGTCTTAGTTTGAATATTAAGGGATTTTTGAAGTATCCCTTCAATTGTTAAAGCTGTATTTTCAGTAGCCCAAGGCGGAAGGTCCCCGAAGGCC